CGCGACTTTCCGTGCGAGTAATCGCAAATAGCGTTTTAACGTGGTGACCCTTCCGGGCATCACTGCGTCAAGAGGTAACTCGGTGTTACCGAGCGCCTCAGGTATTCCAGACATGCCCCCCAGGATTGGAGAACCCTGGAGATGCCCGATTTCCCAATCGAGCAAGTGCTGGAGTACATGAATAACCTTCTCGTCGAAGGTTGTGAGCATGGAAAGTATGGTTTCCAAATCATACTTTACAAACTCTCTGGGTTTTTCGTAGATGTTCTTACGAATAACCTTAGATAGCCCCATAAGGGAGCCAACAACATTTAACGATGGGCGATTCATTTGTGCAGTCTTTTCCATCATTGCGAGTAAATTACTACCCTCGTAACTTTGGTTGAGACCAAATGGTGCCGTACAATGTTTAACGGCATCAAACACAACCCTTTGCTGCTTAGAAAGTAATAAGCGGCTTCGGGGCCCCAACATCCTACATAAGTCAAGAAAATTGTCGTCAGACAACTTTCTCCATTTGATTACATCAAAGTAACCAGATGGGGTTATGACCTTGCCAGCAAACTCGGCGAGCTTACGTGACGAGATTGACTTCTGTTCGGACCACGGGCATGACATCTGACTCAAGAGGGCCGTATACTTGGCAAAAAGATCATCATTGAGGACGATAACATCATCGCCTAAAACGAAGAACTGATTGTCATGTCTACAGCCATTGAGCCACCATAGGAGCGAACCGTGAGTAAATGTGAAAGAACCAAAACTTGGGTATAACCCCAAGGGCTGGCCCTTCTTCCACTTAACTACTCCAAGATCAGAATTCCAATAACTTCTGGAAATCTTTTCAAAGAGATCAATGTCCGGAACATTTCCGAACACTGCACGCAAACATGTGATTTGTACATCCAACGGGAAGTAATCCGTTGCACATGTTAGGTCAACAGAATGAACGAGTTGACCCTTTCCTAGGGCTTCTGAAACAAACGGTACTGCTTTAGACTGATGGAACGTACAGTCCCATGGTAAGGACCGTACTACTTCGTAAATCGCACTGCCAAAATGGCGCAGTGACAGTTGGTGAATGAGATGAGGAGAGGCAACACTTCTTAACTTGCCACCCATTTCTTGTAAGAAATGAACCTCACCACCACTTAGCGGATACATAGGTGCCTCACTGACCGGTGTAAATTGGTCAATTTGGTACTCTTCTTCCTCATCATCTATAACATAAGATGGTAAGAAAGATTCCTCTCTAATCCCCTTAACCACAGGAGAATAGAGACTATGGAAACGCTTATACAGATGTCTAAATGACTTGGTTTGAAACATACCCAAGTAATCTAAAACACCTGTATCTGTTGTTCCCTTAGGCACCAGGTGAAAGAATCCTGGGCGTCTACGAGAACTCGAGCCACGGTACGCTAGGAGAGATACGTCCTCCGAGCGATCCACCTGTCTTAGACCTATGTAACTGCGTAGAGACAAAGCCAAGTCCCTATGCATATCAGGAGAAAGCATTGAATTGCCTTCACTTGATAGAGACTCCTTAAACTTAGCCACTTGGCTAGGAGTAAGGCCATCATTGGTAACAACTGTGTAAGCATTGGTTACTTGAAGGGAACGTTTAAAGTTCTCTTCACTAAGCCTTGACCAACGGAATAGTGATCCGAAAGGACCACTAAGTTCTCCGCGTCTATTCTTAGCAAACCAAGGCGGTACAACATCACCTTTGATGAAGAATAGTTTGAGAGCCTTTAAACGACTCACAAACCATTCGCCCCCGTTACATTTGCCCCACTTCATCATCAACTCAGAAATCGGGTTGATTAAACGAGGTGGGATTCCTATCACGGATAATCGTAACTTAACCTTCCCATCAAGCTGGTCATTAAAGACCATGGTAATACCCCCTTTCAGGGTGTGTTGCCGCTAGATGGTAACGTCGAGTTACCATTAGGAATAGTTGGCTCCCCACGGAATAGAGAAACTCTGATCGTTCCACACAGTAACCCAAGAAAGAAAGCAATTACGATCCATCTAAAACGAAAACCCGAAAAGTAAACTTCAGGTTGAGGCGAGATGACATCCGCATCAGAATGAGTTAGGCGAGAAACTTCAGACCTTTCGGTCTCTAGTTCCTTGACGAGTTCATTTACTTTGTTGGTCAGCTGATTAACATGCTCAGCAGAGGTGGGCAGAGACGCAACAAGTTGATTGAGATCTCGTTCAATGGCACTTCTAAGATTACCTTCCGGTAAGCTAGGAAGCTCTTTCTGTGCCTGTCGAATCCCTCTCAGCAAGAAGAAACTTTTCTTCGTCTCAGCTGGAAGCTCATCGATTCCTCCCTTGGGAACATCTGTATCGGAATGATACATTGTAACTCCTTT